CTCGACCAGGATGGCCTCACCCAGCGAGGTGAACGTCGCCGTGTTGCCCATCGGGTTGTTCGCGGCCATGGTCGGATCACCGTCGAACGAAACGTAGCCGTAGCGGTAGATCGTGTCGCCGTCGGGCAACTTGCAGCGGATCACGACCGGAGCCTTCTTGATGTCAGCCTTCTTCGCCGCGGCGTACCACGGGAGCGAGGGATCGAAGTACAGCGGCAGCGTGATGACCTTCGCGTTCTTGAAGGTCGGGACGCTGATCTGGCGGCCGGTCTTGTCTTCCAGCATGACGCCCTGCCAGTACTGCTGTTCGCCACCGCTGGTGGACGGGTCGCCCTGCTGGGTGAAGTCCACGAAGCCGGACGCGACGGCGGCGGAGATGGTCGCACCGGCAGTGTCATAGACGCTGGTGTCGGTCGTGTCCAGACCCAGCAACTCGACCTGGTCAGTGGCGCCCGCAGTCACTTCACCCGCCTCGGTGGCGAGGTTGTTCAGCATCGGATGGCTGGACTGGATGACCAGCACGTCGCCCTCGTCGAGGGCACCGGTGGCGACCGTGATCCGGGCGGGATTGGCTTGCGAGATGGCGGTTGCCGTGATCGCGGCTGCGATCGCGGTGGAGATGCCGAACTGCGCGCCGTTGGGGAACTTCAAGGACATGGATGCTCTCCTGTTGCACAAAGAAAAGCCGCCAACGGCGGCGGGTTACCACTACATCAGGGGTCCGGATACCAGACCCCGAAATCTTGCCGGGTGCCGTACAACTTCAGCAGTTCTTCGTAGAGTGCAGTCAGCGCTCCGAAGGGTTCGGCGACGAGATCGCTATCGCACAGCAGACCCTCCGCGGCGCGCGCGATCTCGCTGGCCTGCGCCCGGGTCTTCGCCCACACATTGAGTTGGATGCGCGCATGCTTGTGCGACGGCATCGCCTTTTCTGAGTACCACGCGCTGCGGCCGCCGATCTGCTGGTATGTGATGCAAGGGAAGGTCGGTTTGTCGGGCAACACGTCCGGCGAGACACGCCCTTCCACCAGCGGCGCGAGCAACACGTACAGGTCGGATTCCAGGCTCATACGAAGTCCTCATCCGCCGGCGTGTACAGGTCGCGCAGGAGTTCCGGCAGTCGCTCTCGGCCGCGCTCGATCATCGCCTGCTGCGCGCGAGGCAATGCCGCGTCGTAGGCCGGCCGCAAGAATGGCTTCGCTGGTGCCCAACCGATGTTGACGCCACCCTTTCCCGCCTTCCCGCCGCGCACGACAGCGTGGCCGAACTCGATCAGGTGCCCGTGCGGCGCGACCTTGGCATTCCACGAGATCGAATACACGACCTCGTCATCCGTCGATCGGCCATCCTTGTAGGCCAGGTAGATGGCGCCTTTCAGGCGACCACTCTTGACCGGCGCCCGCTCTTTCGCTTCGTCCCGAAGCACCTTCCCGCCGGCGACCGCCATCGAGCGCGAGAGGCTGGTCCTCAGCTTCACCAGACCGTCCAGCCCCTCCATCACGCTGGACAGATCGACGTCGGTCTTAACCGTCATTGCCGCCAAGCTCGCATATCAGGTCCGTCCAGACGCGACGCTCGAAATCCATGCGCACCTGCCGGATATCGAACACCTGGTCGCCGTAGAGCACGCGCATCGCAGAGGTGACGCCCTCCCGGTAGCGGATCCTGATCGAGTACTTCTCCACGGACGCAGGCACGTTCTCCTGCATCCGGGTGATGGTGCCCATGCCGGTCTGGCCCTTGATGTTGGCCCAGACCTCCGCAACGTCTTCCCATGCCGCGACCGGCTGTCCGTTCGCATCACGCCCCGTCCCGCGCCGCTGCAGCCTGCAGTGGCAGGAATAGGCGCCGGGATCGAGATCGTTCACGGCATCATTACCCGACGATGTGGGCGCAGCAGCGCCTTGACGCCAAGGTCGAGTTCGATGGAACTCGCGCCGATGACCACGCCCGATCGATTGGCGAACAGGTGCCCAACCGTCAGCAGCACCGCGGATTGGATCGCGTCATTGACCACGATGCCGTGCAGCGCGCGATCCGCGGCACGCAAGGCCTCTTCGTGCACGACCTCGGCAATCCGCTTCGCCGCGCACCGCGCTTCGTAGCCAGCGATTGCATCCGCTGCGGTGAGAGCCGTGCGCCGTGCATCAGCCGCGCCACCCACCGCCAAGGAATAGCCCGCTCGCGCAGCCTGCAGCGATTCCGTGTCCGGAAACACGGCCCGATTCAGGTAATCCTGCGCAGCGGCGGACGCGCCGGCGATGTAGCCGGCCAGCTGCTCCGCTGGGTAATCAGGATCGACGCGGCAATGTGCGCGCGCCTGCGCGAGCGTGACCAGGGACATGATCAGTCCTTCTTGCCCTCGGCCAGCGCGGCCGTCAGCTTCTCGATGCCCCAGCGCTTGTCGTGCTGGATGCCGGCTTCCTCGAGCTTCGCGATCAGTTCGGCCTTCTGCGCAGTGGCAGCGGCCTCTTCCTCCGGCGTCGGGCCGGACTTCTTGCCCTCGGCCAGCGCGCCGGCTTCGGCGGCGGCATCTTCGAGTTCGGGCGGGCATTCGTCGCCGGGTGCGTACTGGACCGGGTAGACCTCGCCGTTGGGCACGCCCTGAAACGGCTTCTTGAACGTCTTCATGGAACCTCCGAATGATGGATACGAGAAGGGCGGCCGAAGCCGCCCTTCCCATGTGACGGAACCAACCGCTTACACGGCGCAGCGCAGCGCGCGCATCGGCTCCGGGTTGTGCACACCGCCACCGACGCGCTTCGTGGTGTAGAAGTGCACGTAGGGCTTGTTGGTGTACGGGTCGCGCAGCACGCGCACGCCCACGCGGTCGTAGACCGTGTAGGTCTGCGCGAAGTCACCGAACAGCGCCGCGATGGCGTTCGCCGCCACGTTCGGCATCGCCGCGACCTCCTGCACCGCATAGCCCGCCAGGGTCGCCGGCTGGCCCGCCACGAACGACGGCTGCCACAGGTAGTTGCCGTCGCCGTCCTTCAGCTTGCGGATCGCCCCCTGCGTCGCCCGGTTCATAGCGAACTTCGCTCCGCCCGTGAATGCCGACGGCAGGGAGTAGATCAGGTCGACGATCGAGTCCGACGTGATCGCCGCCGCCGAGCCCGTGTTCACCACCTGGATGGCGCCGAACGGATGGCGCGCCGCGTTCGCACCGCCGGTGACGTAGGTCAGGATGCCGTAGGGCTTGTTCGAGCCGTCGCCGGCCCAGAACGCAGCACCTTCCTGCTTCGCGAACTCCAGCTGCACTTCGCCGGCCAGCCACGCGTCCAGATTGATCGCCGAGTCGTCGAGAATCTGCTGCGTTGCCGCCGGATTGGCGTAGATTTCGCCCCAGCCGAAGCCGAGGGACGCGAACGTGCCGGTAGCGGTGCCAGGACGGGCGGCCGTCTCACCCACCCAGCCGCTCGCCGTACCGCCCAGGTTGAACAACTTGGTGATGCCGGCGCCCGAGCACGGCTGCACCGTGGCCAGCGAGCGCATGTCCGACAGGATGGTCAGCTTGTCGGTGATGGTGCGATCCCATTCGACCGGGGCCAGGTAGCCGCCCTCGTCGGCGGCGCCCTTGTTCAGCGCGGCCTGCACTTCGCCCTTGCGGAAGTGCGCGAGGAAGGCGCCGGAGTAATCGGGGTCGGCCAGCTGGGCGGCGTTGGCACCGCCGGCGGTCTTCGCCGCGGCCAGCTTCAGGTTCGCGTCGTCGACGGCGGCCTGCAACTCGCCGATCTTGGAGTTGATCTTTTCGACCTCGAAGGCGCGGATGGCGTCCTCGGAGCCCTTCCTGATCTCTTCCAACTGCTTGGTATGGGCGGCCTTGAAGTCCTCGAAGCCCTTGTTCAGCGCCTCGATGAGGGCCTTCACGTCGGCATTGCTGGGGGCCTCTGCGTGCACGGCCTGGATGCCGCGCGCGATCGGCGTCTTCTTCATGATGGTCATTGCGTTGCTCCTGTGAGCGTGGTGAGTGTGTTCCGCAGAGATGCGGAGTAGTCGTCGCCAGCGCTCGGCATGGCAGGGTCGGCAGCGCTCGGCTTGCCGGAGAACAGGTTCCGCAGGGTGTCGCGGCGCATCGACCGCGAGTGCCCTGCCTTGGCCATTGCGGCTTCGACCAGCGCCAGCGCCTTGCGCCCGCCGGTCTGCTTCGCGTCCTTCGTGATCGCACGGCCGTCGAGATGGCCCTCCGCGAACCCGAGTTCGATCGCCTCGTCGGCGCCGATCCACGTCTCGTCGTCCATCATGGCTGCGGCTTCCTCCAGCGTGATGCCGGCGCGGTCCGAATAGACCTTCGCCATCGCGGTG